AAATGTGGAATAAGAGGTTCTATTGCTTCTCTTGGTGTAGGATAAAAGTCTCTTGGTTTTCGTTCAAAATCACTTCGTTTTCCCATTTTCTTCTTCATATAATATAAGTGCTATAATAGCATAGTTTGCCAAATCAATAAGCGTATCCTTGATACTTTCATCCTTTACCTTCAACTTTTCTTTCTTTGCGAATCCCATGATACGACTAAACTTATCTCCAATACGAACACAACAACCCTTCCATGCTGGAATCCCTGCTGCTTCACAAGTTCTAAAGTTGGCAAATACATCATCTGGATTTGCATAGTCATGACGCTTTGCATCATGTGTGTCTTTCATTAATTTTAACAATTCATAAAATCTTTCACTTTGGCTCATTTTTCTACTCCGTTATATGACTAAAGTTTTTCAGCTTTTGAAATTTGATTGTACTTCTAAACTTATCTGCTAATACATCCTGTTTGTGACTGATGACAAAAATATTCTCATCAGAGAGCGTATTGAGAATTTTCAGAAATTCATCTGTACCTGTACTATCTAGGGAACTATCAAAAATCTCATCCAACATCAACAAATTAGTGTTGGTACTGTTCTTCATCTTTGCAATAGCTCTCCATGTAAACAGGAGTGCAAGGTCAATACGCATCTTTTCACCCTCACTGAATGAATCGTAAGTAAACTCATCACGATATCTTGACTTGATGGTTTCTTCAAAATTTTCATTTAGAGTGAAGTTCACATAAAATTCCATAGAAGTCAGGTAAGTATTAATCAATTTATTCATAATTGGAAGATACTGCTTGATAATTTTAGTCTTGATACCTGTATCTTGCAACATGCTTCTTGCAGCTTCAGAATAAGTCAAATCCTCACGAAGCTTTAATTTATGTTTTTCTGTAGTAGACAAGTCTTTTTTCAACTCTTTCAATTTCTTATAGTCAGATTTACCTACATCACCAGTTTGGAACTGAGCAATCTCGGTGTGCAGTGTAGCATTGAATTTTTCCAGCTGTGTAACAGAACTATGGTCCTTGGCAATCTGTACTTCATTCTCCCTAATTTTATCTGCAATTTCAGAAATCTCTTCTTGTCTTTCCTGTAACTTCTCTAATTCTTCTTCAAGTTCTTTCAGGCCTGTTGATAATTTTGTTATGTCTTTCTGTTTTTCAAATATCATTTCCTTTTTAAAAATTTCATCTATATGCTGCTGACAGGTGGGACAGTCATCATTGTCCTCAAAGAAACCAACAACATTCGAATGTGCTTTATGTTTCTCTGTTAAAGTAGATTTTATATCTTTAAATTTATTGTAGTTATTTTTGATCTTTTCATTATCAGAAATTTGACTTAACAGGTTATCGTTATCTTGCGTGATTTCCTCGATACCAGAATTTCTTGCTAGAATCTCCTTTTCATTATCAGTAATGAGTTTAGTCTTCTCTTTAATAAACTTGTTCTTATTCTTCTTTACATCATTGATATACTGTTCTTGTAATACAATTTTCTCTCCAGCAAGGTTCAATTGATAATCAATGTCACGAATACTGTCAGCAATATTTTTAAGTTTTAACTTCAACAACATATTCATTAGAGAGAAAATCTGAATATCAAGAATCTCTTCTACCACCTCTCTACGGTGCCGGGCCTTCAACTGCATGAATGGAATGAATGTAGATGAACCAAGAATAACAACTTGAGTGAAACTTCGATAGTTCAGTTTAAGAATTTGTTGTTCAAGATATCTCTGATAATCTCTCATACTTGCATCTTGATTATACATCTTTTTATTGATGTATATCTCAAAGATGTTTGGCTTGATACCACGAATCACTTTGATTTTCTTTGTGCCAATCTTAAATTCTACTTCTACAACACAACCAGCATTATTTACAGAGTTTAATAATTGTGGTTTATTGATGCCACGAAATGGCTTACCAAACAAACCAAAACACAACGCATCAAGAACAGTAGACTTGCCGGCACCGTTCTCACCAATAATCAATGTGGTGGGATTTCGGTCTAACTCTATTTCTATAAATTGATTGCCGGTTGAAAGGAAATTCTTCCAGCGAACATACTTAAATTCGATCAAAGGAATTCCTCTAAACTAGCAGTTCCATATTTTCGTTTTACTTTACTAACATTTGCAGCATTGTGATCTACGCTGTTGCCCCTATGTTCATAAGGAATTGTATTTGTCAATTCATATTCCGTTTCGCCGGGACGTTTAATTTTCCACTGTAAATCTCCCACCTTTGGATAATTGATATTCCATTTGCATGTAGAATTTTTCAAAAACTTTCTATCCTTCTTAGTCATTGGATAAATGTATCGAAACTGTTTTCCCCATACTCTACTGAATCCTAATTCACCCATTTTCGCATCATTAGGCCTAGGGCCGTATTTGGTGTCCATACGATTCATCTCTTTTTTCATTTTACGTTGGATGGTACGAAAGTGTACCTTCTCCCCTGTTTCTGAAACGTACACATCACTCCAAATAAAACCACCATACAGAAAGTTTGCTGCTTGATAAACATAGCCAGGTTTACCAACAATTCCATCTGCCCAAGTGTATAGATATTTTCGTTCTGGTGTATTTTCTTTCATCCACTTCACAGTCGCAGAGATCATTTGAGATTCAGAGTTGCGGGGCATTTCATCATCCATACACATCTTACCAATTTCATAATAATCTTCAGTCGATAACTCTGGGAACATCTTCTTGATAGTTCCCATCGGATTCGTACCCCAACCTAATGTGAGTACACCTACTAGTTCATCGTCTTGATATGCACCTAACCAATGTTTAGTTAATTTCGGCATCACCGGCGAATAATGTCTCTCTTGAACGAACAATGTCGCCACACGCCAATCAACCCTTTTCATTATGATCAAAATTCAAGGTCCTGAGCTTCGTTATAAAGTGACTTCATGGTATTTTTAAGTCTAGTCTTATTCAGTGTCACATCCAGTTCATCAACATATTTTTCAAGCAAAGTCATGGTGTCTTCTGTATTCTCTACAATGTCATCAGATACATTCGTTGCATCCAGTTCTGAAAAATCTTCGATGATCTTTACATCATGTGCATCGGCAACAAGAAGTCTATCAACAAACTTATCAAACCCATACAAATCTTTTTTATTGACAACAATCAGTTTTACATATTTGTCCTTGAACGAAGACATATCATATTTGTCACCAAACGACGACTCACTATCATCATAATAAATCTTCTCAAACAAAGTATAAGGATTTACAATACGTTCGAGCTCTCTTGTGCCTGTATCAAAGATATGAAATCCTTTAGGAGAATCATAATCTGACCAAGTCATTTCATATGGAGAACCCAAATAATAAATTTGTCCATCATCTGATTTATGATGAAAATGTCCACTCAAAACAGTATCAAATTTACGAAAGAGCTCTTTTTCATATCCACTATCTGAATATTGTCCACGATGCATCTGAAAACCATTTATTTCTAAATGCCCCATAAGAAGATCAGTATTTGGTGTGTTTAAAAATTTTACTGCTGTACTATAATTGTTTGCATTAATCCACGGCATGAACAAAATAGGAGTATCATCAAATTCTACAACCTGTGGCTCAGAATAAATCCACACTCTATCTCTCCCAACAAGTTCATCCATAGAATTAATTTCACTGGTGTTCTTGTAATAGGTGTCATGATTGCCAATGATAACATGCAAATCAATACCAAACTTTTTAAATTGTGAGACAAACCGACTACGAAAATCAAACGCAATTCGAAAATTTATATACTTACGGCGGTCAACAACATCACCCATATGAATACATGTTGAAATTCCTCTTTCCTTTAAAGTAGGAAAGAAAATGTTTTCATAAAATTTGTAAAAATATTCGTTGAAATTGAGGTTATCATTTCGAGCTCCGAAATGCGAATCGCTCAGCAGTGCTATCTTCAAATTAAATTTCTTCTTCCATAAATTTTTCTAATCCCTTTGTCTCGGGCTCCACTTTCTTTTTCGGTTTATATACATCTTCATCTGGAAGCATTATCATTGGGTCAAATCCTGAAACAATATATGACGATGCCTCATCACCTTCCATTGTTGTCCAAGTTTCATATTGAGAATTTTCTATCATTTTGTTTTTTACGTGAGTTTGCTTTTTCTCTTTTGCAATCCTTCGAAGAAATGCATAATATATAATTTGTGTAAAGTAAGCAAATGGGTTCTTTGATTTTTCTGGATTAAAGTTCGCAACATACTGTAAACAATTTTCAATGCCATCAGATATCATATCATCCCTATATGTATAATTAAAAAAATTTGGTCTGAAAGAGAGGTGGGTTGGAATTTTTAAAAAACACTCACCAATATAATTTGATACTGCTGGTTGGTCTTCACCAGCCTTTTCTGAAATTTTACATTTATTTTTGAAGTCAACCATAGCTTCAAGAAATTTCTTATTATCTACGTAATGAACACCTTTGGATTTCTTTTTCATAATTACTCCTTATATATCTAAACATTGTCACAGTATAAACTATAACAACAGTAATGTCAAGTACCAAAGAGGGTTGACAAAATAAAAAAATATATATAAATAGCTATGTAGACTTTTTAATGAATTGTATCATCACTAGAAACTGATTCATCTAGCAAATCTTCATACACAGCTTCATCATCAAGATCATCCAAATAATCACTTGTGTCCATAGAAGATTTGTTTTCAATACGCTTTATTTCATCTATTACATGGTCATAATAGCGACACAATCCTTCAGAAGCTTCAGCAACTAACAAAACATGGTTAGTCTTTACAGAAAATAAAAACTGTTTTGTATATGAACCAAGCCAACGACTAAGATTTAACGCCTCTACGACGCCCTTACTAGTCATTTGTGCCCGAACTTCCATTTTGAGAGGATAGTTTAACTGATATTCATCATTAACAATCTCACTACCCAATCGACAAACAATTTCCTCTCCAGTTGTAAGTTTTATAACCTTATATGGTATTTCTGTATTCATTTTAGATTTACCTTACTTATTTCATATGCAAATTGTTCTTCATTATAGATATTTATTCGTTCCATAAAGTGAGCAAGTGTAAAATTAGGCCTTCTTTTGTAAGTCATATCATCAGCAATATCAAAAACTAAAATGGAAATTTTAGTATCACTAAGGCGCAACCCTCGACCAATAGACTGTAACACTCGGATTTTAGACTTGGACGGGGAGGCAAGCACGATGTTGTTGATATTCCTAATATTAATACCAGTAGAAAAAGTGCCGTAACTCGCAATAATGATTGATTTTTTTTCTTCTTCCACAATACTTCTAATATCTTCCCTTGTTTTTGCATCTGTACCTCCATAAACAAAAAATACTTTACGATCCTTTGCTGCTTCCTTTACTTGATCATATAATATTTGACCATGTTTTTCTACTAATTGAAATAAACAAAGAGTGTTCCCATCGATGTGTAACAACAAATCTTGTATAAACTTATTTCTATTCTCATTCCCAACAAGATACTGCAACTCTTCAGCATACGACATTCTCTCTCTTATGTTTGAATGTTTTAAGATTATACATTTGATTTTCAAGTTGGCCAGAGTTTTGCTGTCCATCAATTTCTTTGTAGTTGTTATACTTTCAACTGCACCAAATAACCCCTCTAGAACAAGCTGATGCGTCTGAGTACCGTCTAGCGTCCCTGTAAGCCCGAACCTGTACTTACATTGGTGCAACTTAGTCATTATACTTGTAAGAGACTTTGCCTTGAATAAATGGGCCTCGTCACCAATCACACAACCAAACTGTTCAAAATATTTCTTCGGCATTTTATAAATGGATTGCCATGTTGATATCACAACATCTTTAGTAACCTTTCTATCATGTCCCTGATATATTTTTTGACAATATGTACCAGAACTCCATCCATAATCTTCGAAGTCAGTGTACATCTGTTCCACTAGAGAAGTGGTAGGAACAAGTATTAAAGTCTTTAGGCCCATCATATGATAATAACGGACTAAAGAATATATTATTAAAGACTTGCCACTAGCAGTAGGAGAAACAAGAAGAACACGATTTTTGGCCAATGCATGATAAACAGCATCAATTTGGTAATCACGAATTTTAAGCGATTTTCCTTTGGACTTTGGTTTAAGCGATTTGACAAAACCCCTAACAACCTCACGTACAACAGCCCTGTCATTTTCAACACCGTCTTCTATTATATAATCAACATTATTTCTATCACAAAACTTCTTTATGTACGGCAACAATCCCACATATATTTCACCAGAACCAGAATTGAATAACCGTATCTTACCATCCCATTGACGGGACCGATATGCTGGCATAAATCTAAAGCCTGGAACCTCAAACGTAAAAAAAGAAGATAGTTCTTGCGAAGTTGATGGTTCTAAATCTTTTAGAACTAGATATACTTCATTCTTTTTTTCAATTTGCATTTCATAACATACCAGCTTCGAACTTTTTCCAATCCTGTGCATGGCGAATATCCCACCCACGATTGTCAATTGATTTAAGAACCCCTTCAATATATTTTATAATAAGTTCATAATAAGCTATTTTATTTTGTAGTTCTAATATATCATCATCAGATTGTATATACATTTGAAGATCATTTTTTAAAACCTTTATATCAAAAGGTCGAGCTGCATATACTTTAGCATCTGATTTGCCGCCATAATATTCCCATTTCTCACGGTACAGTTTTTGATGTTCAGATTTTCTCATAATAAGAAGCTGATCAAAATTGGTTTTATATTCCAACCATTTTGGTTTTATGACTTGATTTTTATATGATTCTTGATCCATATGTTCATGGTCAAGGATAGGTAGGTCTTTTCTGGCTTCTATTTTCAAATCTTCCAAATTCATAATATATCTTTCAGGGGTGAGCAGAGTATGATTTTCTCTCTCTTTAATATTTTAACTCTCTAATGAGTCTTAATTTGATATTCTGTTAAAGTATGTCGTATCTGCTCAAATTTATTTATAATGTATTAATTTCATACAATTGGTATAAAAACTCAGCTGATGCTGTCATATATTCTACATCTGTTGCCGCTTGTGAAAAATCTAACGCACTTAAAGATATAGGAAATATATTAGAAAAATTCACTTCTACAACAGGATTATTTTTATTAGAAAGTATCATAAGAAATGCATCAGAATACATTGCTTTATCAGGAACAGTTTTACCAATTCTATCTACTGGATTCGTACCACCAGCTGCTGGAGTATTCGACGTTGTATCTCTAAATGTAGAAAATTGTGATCTATCTTGAGGAAAACCAATTCCTGTCATCCAATTATGAAGTGAAATATAATTTTCTAGATATTCATCAACAATAAAAGTTATTGTAAGATTATCATATTCTGTTTTTTCTCCTATGATAGGAATATCTTTATAAGGAGTAGGCATGGAAGCTGGTGAAATATTAATGCCGGGAAGATTTGCATTAACCGTAAAAAATTCCACTTTCGGTAATTGGTGGATACCAAAACGAAATTGAGTTGGACTTGCATAATCTAACTGATCAGGCTGTCTTGATATAGGTGATTGTGAAGTTGCCATATTACTATTTATATGGAAAAAAAGAATGAAGAAACTATTCCTTCATTTAATAAACCTATCATACACCATATATGTATAAATGGCAAGTCCCTTTTTGGATTTTTTTACTTTTTTAGGGATATGTATAACGATTAAACCCCCTAGTTAAACCCCCCAAAAAAAAGGGAGGTCCAAAGACCTCCCTAAGTTTATTCTACTTCTTTTCTTATTTTACATCAAATTGGTCACTTGGACGCGACGATACCAAGCATTGGTGTTTGCGTCTAGTGATGCATCGGTATTAACCGTATCACCAGCAGCAACCTTACCAGCAGCTGCGAAGGGATTAGCAGCAAGACCGTAACGAGTCTTGAAACCAATCTTTGGCTGGAAGCTGTTTTCACCAACCGCACGAACCATCTGTAGAGGTACGTATGGGCAATAGAAGAACCCTGCGTCATAAGGAGAAGTACCCTTATAACCACAGATGTAATACTGTTTTGCCGTAACATTGGCCGCATATGGATCGACATATACCTTGAAACGACCATTCATTACACCAGCGAATGTGGTGGTTGCGTCGTCAACATTCAAGTTGTTGTTGAGAGCTGGGGTATAATCCAGAACACCAGCCATCTGAAGTGCAGAAGCAACATCAGCGGAGCAGATGAGCATATTACCCTTACCCCGACGAGTCTGCTG